GACCACACGACGCACGGAACATTCGGATGGAATGTTCTTCGTGCAGATCAAGACTCAAAGGAAGGTCTGGTGACATTGCATCAGTCTGGTGGAGTCTCTCGGGTGGATGCAGACGTCCATGCAATAGCGAACGACACAGACGCCGCCACGGAACTCAAGGGTGCGCTCCTGCACAATGGCACCGACTACATTTCCGCTGAACTACTGACGCCAGTGTCAGCTGCGACGAGCGTACACATCGGACCATATCAACTCCTGGCTGATGGTCTCGGAGCAGACCAGCCGCTCGATGTCAATGTCGGCACAGCGACCAGCATCGATGTCCAAGTGACGGACGCGAACGGGACTGGCATCGACATCACAGGTGCGACAGTCAGCGCGAAGGTATACAACAGCGGTGGAACACTTGTGGCGACGTATGCCGGCACAGCGACGTATGCGGACAATGGGCGCCTGACTTTCGGTCTTACGACTACGGTGACGAATACGTCTGGCACGTACACTGTGACTGTGACCAGGACAACAGGCGCAAGCGATACGCAGGTATTCGGACCGCTGAAACTATACGTGAGGCCAGTATGAGTGTGAACATCATCAATATCACCGAAGATCCGGAGCAGGTCGTGCAAGTGGCGGCATGGGTCGGAGACTGGCACACCTTCGTCGTGCGTCTGGTCGATGACAATGGCTCCCCGATTGACATTACTACAGGCACGCTCAGCGCCACGTACACAAACGCTGCGACAGGTGTGGCATATTCCTTCGTCAGTGGTTCCGTGACGCTCACAAAGTCAATGGCAACACAAGGTATTGTGACTGTCCTAAATCCGAATGCATACCCGACTGCAGCTGTCGTTCGCTTGACATTGACGCTCACGGTATCGACAACGGTGCGACGCTTCGGTCCACTGCTCATCGAGGTGCTCGCTCCGTGACAGTGAACGTCGACCTGCGTGGCTTCGATGATGCTGAGCATCGATTCCGTGTCCTGGCTATATGGCTTCAGGAAGCGACATCGAAGGCATTTCGTGGCATGATCGCATCGATGACAGGTCAGAAGTCTGGTCGCATCTATAAGATCGGCAAGAACCGGACGCATCAAGCATCCGCGCCAGGACAAGCACCAGCGGTCCTGACTGGACAGCTGCGTTCGTCCATTACTGTGAACCGCGTGACCGATTACGAATACGTGGTCAGCATCGCGGCGCCTTATGGTCGTATTCTCGAGTTTGCGAAGAACAGACCATTTGCCATTCCTGCGTCGGAGAAGGCATGGGCGAGTTTCACCAGTGTGGTGAGGAGATACTTCAATGGTTGAGAGTCTAGTCGTGGATGAATGGATCTATGACACGCTCAGCGGTGATTCGACGCTTCAGGGTCTCCTGGCTGTCGACAATCGCGCTCCAAACTATCAGCAGGGAATCTATCTGTATCTCGCTCCAGAGAAGGACCCGGTATCCCTGCGACAGCCACAGGTGCCATACATCGTGGTGCGTCACACTGATGCTGGTCAGACAGACGAGAAGTCCATGTGTGGCGGTCGCATCGTGACCACGTCAAGCCATCAAGTGTGGTGCTGGGACACACAGTCCGGCGCTGTCTCGATGGCACGCATCAAAGCGATTGTGGATCGTATCGACACGCTTCTGAACAAGCAGACAGTCAATACGACCACGCCAGTATTTTTCTTGAATCGGTCGAGCGTAAGCTCATCGGTAGACGTGAGCCAGGATGGTCGCGTCGACAATGGCATTGTTCAGCTATACATCGCCACAATAACGCCATAGAGGTAACTATCAATGGCTCGTCCACTTCTCGCAAAAGACGTAACACTCACGATCACTTTCACCGCAGCTGCACTCACGGGTGACACGACTGCACTTCCAACAACGACCGCCACCAGCATCGTCTGTCTTGCAAAGTCGTTCTCCTCGACCATCAGTCAGAACATGGTCAATGCGACTGCGCTTTGTGCAGTCTACGAGGCATCGCTTCCAACGACACAAACCGGAACGGTCAATCTCGAACTGTACATTGACAACACCACTGGACCACTGTTCCAGACCAAAGTCGGATTCGGTTGTGAGATTGATGTAGACTTAGATGGTGCTGCATCGGTTGCTGGAAACGTATTGAAGTTCTTCGGAATGGTAACAGAAGCAGGACTAAGTCTAACACCAGAGGAGACACAGACCGAGACCGCGACCATCAAACTCGGTGTGAGCGGAATCACTGGTCTGTCAGGATCATAATGAGTTCAATCTTCGACGCCATTCCTAAAACTGAAGGTCGACCGAATCACGTAGTCGACATCGAGCGTTTCATCGGTGCACCTGGTTCATTCACATTCCGTGAACCGAAGGCAGCCGACCTGTTTCCTCGACCTGAAGTCCAGAAGGCGCTGAAGATCGGATTCCCTGAGTTTCCGGACCAGATGCTCCAGATTCTGATGATCATGGCACGCTGTTATGTCATTCAGCCTGGAGACGGTGAAATCAATCCACCACGTCGGTTTGCACAGCTCGCTCGAGACCGCTCGGACATTTACCTCTACGTGGTCGGAGAGTTTGCCAAAGCATTCCCGATTGACATCGAAGCAGCGGTGGACGAAGTCCCAAACGACTAGGCGGGGTGGCGCAGAAGATACTCTATTGTTCAGTGAGGCATCTGAAGCGCCATCCCAGCGAGACCGACTTGAGTCTGGATCAGTTCGCCGAAGTCGCATGGGCTGGCGAAGTCTGGGAGAATCAAATCGTTGAGATCGTCAAGGCCGTGATGTCGGTGCTGGCGAAAAGGACATTCTAATGGCGCTCGGCATCTTCGATATTGTTTTCAAGGTTACAGGTGCCGGAGATGCCGTTCAGGCACTTCGGAACATCAAGTCTGAAGCAAAGCAAACCGCCGATACATTCGAGCAGACGAAACAATCATCTGACGCTCTCGGCAAACAGTTTCAAGGTCTTCTCGCAGGAGCCGCCATCGCTGGCTTCGCAAAGTCTGCACTCGATGCAGCTGTAAACTACGACTCGCTGCAGCGTGCTCTCGCCACGACTGTCGGTTCCACATCTGAACTGACGGCTGAGATGGACCGACTCCGGAAGATTGCACTCCTTCCAGGCATCAACCTCGAGCAGACAGTCAAGGGATTCATCCGTCTGAGATCCGCAAAGTTTGACGCAAACACAGCTGAGAAGGCACTCGCAGGTGTGGCGAATGCTGTGGCTTCTGTTGGTGCATCTGCCGATACAGTCGAGCGTGTCATCACTGCGATGAGCCAGCTCGCGAATGGAACGCAGGTCAATCAGGAAGAACTAAATCAACTTCGCGAAGCACTACCATCGTTCGGAAAAGCGATGGAGGCGGCATTCGGAACACAGTCCGCAGAAAAGATTCGAGCGATGGGCATCAGCGGTGCAGATGCAGCCAAGCGAATCGCCGATGCATTCAATGCCATGCCGAAGGCATCTGCAGGTTTACAGACGGCTGTGGACAACGTAGCAGACACATACAATCAACTACAGGTCGCAGTCGGAAACGTGATGGCTTCAATGATTGTGGCATTCGGTCCTGCTGTAACTTCAGCACTGGAAACTACAACACGGCTGATTCAAGAAATGACCAAAGCAGGAACAGCGGCGAATGCTATGTTCAAAGCATTGATCGGCATCGGTCTCGCCGCCTTCATTGTTGATGTTTCTGTAAAGTTTGGAATGTTTGTCAAAGCGATTTATGCAACAGTGACAGCGCTTCGTGCTTTGACTATCGCTGAAGTGGTCGCGAAGGCAGCTGCAAACCCGGCGGCGGCGGCGGCATCGATTGCCGGAATCGTAGCGGCGACTGGTTTGACTATTGGTGCATTTGCTGTAATGGACAAGATGTTCAAAGCACCAGGTATTCCACAGGTACAAGCAACGGGGAACACAGCTGGCGCTCCACTCGCACCGATGCCACAAATGTCTGGAGCATTACAGATGCCTCCGCAGGATACAGACACTAAAAACATAAGTCCAGGACGTGGTTTAGCGCAGACCATGATTGATATTGCTAACTATGCAGTAAGAATGCAGGCGGCATTCGTGGATATGGCGAAGTCGATGGAAGGTCATCTGTTCGAGATCGCGAAGAACACTGGCTCGACCAGGGACCTGCTTGACCTTCGGAAACAGACATTCGGAGGTGGACGTCTGGGCGCCATCGGTGTCACGGCTTCTGAGATTGCAACGGCTGGAAACAACCCGACGAACGTCGGTGGCGTCGGAATCATTCCGCAGACACTTATTCCAGCATCCACTGACCTCGAGCGTTCAATGCGAAAGATGATGATCCAGTATGGTCGACAGAACTTG